GGTAGAGCAACTGATTCGTAATCAGTAGGTCGCAGGTTCGACTCCCGTCATTGGCTCCAATAAAATCAAGCCCTGTGGCGATTTAAGGTCTTAGGGCTTTTTTGTTGGTGTGCCATAATTCCGCCATGAGCAGACTTTTCAGATTCACTACGCTGGTTCAAATTCGCCGCATAACCTGCTAAATGTTGATGCGACAAATGAGCGTACCGCTTAACCATTTCACCATCAGCCCAACCACCCATTTCTTGAAGCGCGTGCAGTGGAGTTCCACTTTGAACATGCCAGCTTGCCCATGTGTGCCGCAAATCGTGCCAACGAAAATTCTCAATACCCGCTCGTTTTAATGCTTTATGCCATGCGTGATTATTGGCTCGTGTCACTGGTTCGCCTTTGTAGGTAAAAACAAATGTTTTATTTCCACCAATTTGTTCACGAATCACAGCTAAAGCATCATCATTCAATGGAACAGCTATAGCGCGTTTTCCTTTTGCTTGGTCAGCATGAATCCATGCACAACGCCTATTTAAATCAACTTGAGACCATTCAAGTTGAGTGACGTTTGTTTCACGCAGTCCTGTTGCCAATGTAAAACGCATCATCGCGGCTAAGTGAGGTGGTAATTCAGATAATAGCGCGTCAGCTTCATCGTGAGTTAACCAACGCACTCTTTTACTTGCCTCTGGTAATAAACGAATATGCGGAGCTTTATCTATCCACTCCCATTCATTAACCGCCCGTTTCAAAATTGCCCGTGTAACTGCAAGAACACGATTAACAGTGGCATTTGTCACACCATCAGCAATTTTTTTCTGTTTTACCGTTTCGATAACTGTTTTATTTATAGCCGACAGTTCCATTCCATGTAAGTGTTGGTGAAGCCAACGCAAATGAACCTTGTCATCACGCAGGCTTTTTTTATGCGCCTGCTCTTTGAGCCATCGTGTTACTGCATCTTCCCAATGATAAATGGGTTTATCGCCTAAATTTACTTCGCGCCACGATTGCGCTTTGATCTTATCGTGGAGTTCTTGTGCTTGCTGCTTGTCGCTAGTCCCAGCAGACTGGCGTATTCTCCGCCCGTTTGGCGCGATGAAGTCGATGTAGTAACAGTCGCTTCGGTCGTCTTTTCTTTTGTAGATTGCCATCTTGGTTGCTCCTTAGTGTTATCAGCTACTAAGTGCAAACCGCCGCCCGTAGAATACTGTTGTGTGATGTGTCGAACAAGATTTTGTTCAATAAATACCCACCGTCTGCCGATTTTCGCGCCTTCAATTTTTTTACTGATTGCAAGTTGGCGCATAGTTTCGGGATGGACTTTGAGAAAGTCAGCGGCTTGTTTTAAGTCTAGTGTTTTCATTTTTATTCCAATAAAAAAGCCCTGCCACTCAGTTGAAGTAAGTAGCAAGGCAATTGTTAAAATTCACAGGACACGACTAACGATTTTTCGCTGTTATTCACAGCAGTGAGAGGTGTCTCGCCGCCCTGATTGCGCGAGGTTTTTCAAGTCACACCCACTCTCACGCTTGGATGCCAACATTTCTACGCTTTCACGTCCGTAACGTCGCACGGTTAAAAATATCAAAGCAACTTTCTCTTTTTGGCTTCTGCTTTCAATTCTTTAAGTTCACGCGCCATCTTTTTGATTGTGGCAAAGTGTGTGTAAATCAGGCTTATCAAAGTATTGTCAGTTAAATCAGTCATCATTTTTGCGTCCCGTTTTTGAGTGCATAACGTTTTTAATTCTTGTGGCGCGTTCACCTGACAATCTATCGGCTTCGCTAGTTCTTGGCGGAATCACAAAACCTTTCCCCCAGTTGTGTTTTTTCTTTTCACTCATGCGTAAGCCTCATCAACGTTTTCCAAAATGGTTTCAAGATCCACGAGTTCGCCAATTAACGCATTAGATTCAAGCGGTGATTTTTCATCGCGCCACGCACTCATTTGTTTTTTGAGTTTTGAAACTGCAAAGTAAATTGCGTCCCAATCACCAACAACTTCGGCAGGAATCACGTTAGTGTCGAAAGCATCGGAAAAGCTCACGGTTAAAAATGACAGGTTGTCTTTGATGCGCTCGATTGCTTTTTTGTGGATTTGTAAGTATCCAACTTCACGTTCAAGCGACATTTCAACTTCGCGCAATTTCTCAATATCACGATTGTGCATTTCGATTTGATACTGCTTTTTTTCAATTTCGTTTTGCATTGCTGATAATTCACGCCTTACGCCCTCTGAAATCGCTTTGGCTTGCTCTTTTTTCAGGCGTTCAAGTTCTGCAACTGCATTTTCAGCTTTGCGTTTTTCGTCAGCGATGGCTTGTTGGTTTTCAAGAATTAGTTTTGCTTTTTCTTCGCTGACTTTGGCATCAATCAATGATTGGTCACGATTTCGTAATTCTTCGTTTTGTTTTTCAACGGCATCAACGGTTAATTTTTGAAAGCGTACCTTTGCTTCAGCTTCATCGAGGCGTTGCACTTTTGACATTAGATCGTTTTGCAAGGCTTGTTTTGATGCTTGTAAATCAGCGGCTTCTTTTTTCAAGCGTTGAATTTCTTTGATTGTGACATCTTCGCCTGCTTCGATTTTTGCGGTGACGACTTCATTAACTGATTCGTCGGCTGTCATTAGCTCCATCATTTGTGTTACAGATGGCAAAAGTGCCGTCAACGGCACATTTGAATTTAAAAGTTCAGGTCGTGCTGTTGCCAATCTCATGTATTTACTTGCTGTTGAGTATGGCAATTTACAATTCTCGTTTAACCAAGATTTAAACTCCCCGTGATTGCATTGCGCTTTTGCAAGCAACAATTTTTGACCACTTTTGGCGGCGTAAATCACGGCTTGATTTGCAAAGATGTTTGCTTGTTCGTTAAGTGCATCGATTTCAACGGCGAGCGTTGATAAAGACGTTAGTTGCATGTCATTACTCATTAGATTTTCCCATTTCTAAAATTTCAGCCTGATAAGATCGCCATGAAAATTCAATAACTTCATCCACTCGTTTTTTGAATTTTTCATAATCATCAATAAACAGCGTTTCAACCTTGCTACAAAAATCAATACACATTTTTGTTACCTTTTTTCTGACCGATAAAATCCAGTCGGATAACAACACGTCTTGTGCCTTGTTGATTTCATCGCATGAAAAACTGCACAGCTCTTTTGTTTTGCTGTTTATTTTTAGCGTCCAGCCTTTTTCACTGGCGTATTTTTGATTGCCTTGTTTATCTAAAACGGGTGTTCCATCGCGGTTCATAAGCGGCGGGAACTTTTTAATTGCTTGCCCGAGTTCGATTTGAGCTGCTTTGCGTTGTGCAATCGCTATTTCCGTGACTGAACTGGCTCTAATCGCCAACGCTTTTTCTTTTTTACTGATTGCAACTTCTTTACTCATAAATTCCCCAAAAATGGACATAAAAAAGCCTCGATAACTTTTCAGCTATCGAGGCTAAGAGTTGTGTATCAAAAATCTATCTAAACAAAATTAAGATTAAATTTTCTTGCTAGGCAATCACGATAAAAAATCAATGCCGCGTAGTTTTCGTCATCTGTACCGCCTGAAACAATTGCGTGACAGATTTGAATCAGTAACCGTTACCGAATCAGGCACGGTTATTTTGTAATGGCATGGGGCAGAAAATCCGCCTTTTCCCTCCTTTTCAAGCCACCCTAAATTTACTAATTGGGTAGTTGTTCGAGAGATAACCATTTCGGAATAACCACTGCGTTCCGCGAGTGTTTTTCTTTTTGGAAACACCACATCTGAATTTTTAGAACGAAACGAAAACAACGCGAGTAAAACTCGTAGTTGCATTAGTGTTAATCGCCTGTCTTGAATTACCGAAACAGGTGCAAATATAAATTTTTCATCCATTCATTTTTTTACCTCACTGGTTAAATAAAAATCACGTTACTCACTCAAAAGAATGAGCAACTTGCTTGTTACTTGTGTGATGAATAACCTGCCTTTTGTCATAACGTCCGTCGTGTTTGGTCACGAAACCTAATCAAACGTTGTAACTGCCAAATTGTTAAAGAGCCGTGTAACTGTTCTAAACACTCGTTTGAATACTTAGAAAACTTACTTTTATTGTGGTTTTAGGCGCGGTTCAATCCCTAAAATTTGAATGAACCGCGCTAATTTTTATTGCGTTACTTTTCCTTTCCTTTCGATGCGTCGATAAGGAGTTTTTTTAATTTCTCGGCTTTTTCGCCTTTCCATTTGCCGTTAAAAACTCTAAATGCGTGTGAGTGGTTAATACCGTTTTCATCACAGAATCGCGTTAATGTTTTTCCCTGTTTTAAAAATCCTATCTTCACGTTTTGTAGTTCTTTTTTACCTTTATCTTTCTGTATCTGTTGCATTTATTTCCCTTCGTAGTACACTCAAATTTTGACCATTTCGGTCAACGTGGCGATAGTATGGCAAACAAATTTTGACCATGCAAGACTTTGGAGCAAAAAAATGATTACCATCGGCGAAAGATTGAAAGAAGAAAGAAACAGACTTGGATTAAGTCAGGCTGCAATCGGCGAAATTTCAGGAATTACGAAAAATTCACAAATAAATTACGAAGCAAACAAACGTTCACCAGATTCGGCATACCTTGCAAAAATTGCCGAAATTGGCGCGGACGTGAATTACATATTGACGGGCGTTCGGGTAGCAACAATGCAAGGAACAGTTACGCCAAATAATTCGGTTGTTTCAGGTGTGATTGAAAACACACCGCAAAAAATAGATGAAAAAACAATGTTGAAGGGTGGCGGTGTTGGAAATGAGAGTTTTAGCGATGAAGATTTGCAGATATTACGAATGATTAAACGCTTGCCACCGACGCAAAAAAATTACCAAGTCAAAAATATCGAAGTGTTTTTACAATCCGCTGACGAATATGCTCGACATATCATTCAAACGGGAGAGTTGAGAATGGCGGCTTGATGATGGAATTACAACCACAAGAAAAAACCAATGAACTGATTGAAAGACTTAATGCGGCATTGCATTGGGATATAAAAGACGAATTGCGACTAAAGCGTTTTGAAAATGAAATTAAAAATGAAATCACGCAATTGATAGCAGTGAATCCTGCGGCGGGTTATTCCTGTCGTGGAATGCTGTGTTCGTTAAAAAAAGATATGAATGGAATTATAAAAAATCATGAATTAGCGTTATCGCTGGGATATAACGGATTTTTAGCACACCGTAATTATGCTGCCTCATTATTAAATGTAGGACGGGTTTTTGATGGTTTAGAATATGCACAGCGTGCGTGTGCCATTGAGAAAAAAGCCAGTATTTTAAAGTTATTGGTTTATTTGTGTGTGAGGACAGCACGATTTAAAGAATCGATTACTTACTGTCAGGAGCTTGAAAAAATGAACCCTAGCACACATGAAGAATTAGGAACTGTTCCAAAAATTGTAGAGTTTATGAATCGTCATAATTTGACCGATGATGATGTCTCACAGTTCGTAAAACTCGCTTATGTGATTGCTGAAAAAAACCAGCTTGAAATTCAAGATTCAGAAACACAGCTTTTTCCTGATTATGACGGTGACGGTGAGTGTTTGAGTATTAGCCTGAGAATCAATACACAACCAGAACATACAGCATGTTTGTCGTGGGATTTTGCAGAAGCTATTGTTGAAACTGTTCCAGACACGAATTTGCTTTGCAAAATATCGTGTGGATTTAAAACCGCAAGGCTTGACGCATGATAGAAGCGGGTAATTTTTTTGAAAGTGCCAAAATGCTTATTGAACAAAACGATGAGGTTGATTATCGCAATGCAATCAGTCGCTCCTATTACGCCGCTTATCATACGGCTTTGTCACTTGATGATTTAATTGAGAATCATGGTGGTATCAAAAGTAACGTAGGTGTTCACGAGCAATTAGTCTCTAAATTTGCTAATTGCCCAATGTCTGTTGCAGGCGCAATGCAGATTAAGTCACTTGGTTACATGCTGAAACGTGCAAAAGACGTAAGACGTAATGCAGATTATTTTTTGGAGATTGATTTAACAAAAGACGACGCTAAAGAACAATTGAAAACAGTTGAAAAAATCTTATCAAAAGTAGCTGAAATTCAAAATTTATCAAATTAAACCAACTTTTAGCAGGGTGAATGATGGTTGGTGTGCTTGTGAATCGCTTTGCAAATAACGGGATGTAAAAATGGGTGCTGTTTTAGATATAACTGAAATGATGAAAGACGGATTTTCAACTTTTTCATTTTGGGGATTTGTATTTTTTGTTATTAGCATACTAATCATGCGCGAAATTTACTGCTGGTATGGAAAAACAAATCAGATTGTTGTGTTATTGACTGAAATTAGGAATGAGCTTAGAAAACAGAATAAGTCTGAGGCTGCTAACGTTAAGGACGATTTATGATTAAAAATTGTTATTTTGATGACGCTGATAAGCAATAAACAAATTTTAATAATCTAAAAAAGTCCTTTAAAGCAAATCCTAAAAAGCCCTGTTTCAAGTGATGAAGTCACTAGAAACAGGGCTTTCTTGTGTTTAATGCAAAAGTAGATAAAATCCCACCCCCGTGATTTTTAGGCGTTTATTTTATGAACTTTTTAACTGAGCTACGCGACATCAACATTCCTGAAAGCATCATTCAAAAAATCGCTCGTCATTTTGGCGGTAATCCTGTCTACATTCCTAAACCCAAAAAAGTTGATTTTAACGACCGTAATGCTCAAATTTACCGTGATTTCAACGGAAAAAACACACTTCATCTCAGCCAAAAGTACGATTTATGTTATCAACAAATCTGTAAAATAATTAGAAATGAGCGCAAGAAACGTCAAGGCGATTTGTTTGCATCTTGATGGCGCATAGTTAGGCGGATTCAACTTTTTCTATCGACTAAAATTGACGCGGAACACACCTATCAAATGTGTTGAATGCCATTCGGCGTTTGGTTATAACGCTGTAAAATGATTCTCTAGGCTCTACTTTTTTATTTCGTTGATGCAAAGTATTTAGACGAGTATAAAGAAAAGTTGAAAGCAAAATAAACCGTCGCTATTGGCAATCCATTTAACAACTTTTCTAATTTTAAATTATGAAACACTATACTTACCTTGTTGAAAATCCTAGTGGATTAGCGGAATTTTTAGCATCAAAAGAAATTATTACAGAAGTTGCCAAAGCAAAATCAATTTTAGTGCAGATATTTTCTGCACAAACTGTCCCAGCATGGATTAAATGTATTTCAGAAATTATCACTGATAATTTGCCAACCGCTGTTTTAGTGGGTTCAACAACCGTCGGTGAAATTATTGATGGGCGCACATTTGTTAAATCCACGGTGATTTCATTTTCTTTTTTTGAATTTACAACGCTAGTTCCCCTGCTTGCAGAATGTCAGGAAAATGACGAAGAAATTGTTGGAAATACATTAGGCGAAGCAATTAGCGCGTCAGGTTCTGATATTGCTGGTGTCTTACTGTTAGCAACCCCCATTAGCATTAACGTCACAGATTTGTTAAATGGTCTTGCAAAAAGAATTGGAAATTATCCTGTGTTTGGCGGTGGTGCGGCGGATTATGGCGCAATGCACAATTCATTGATTTTACTTGGAACACAATTATTAAATAAAGGTGCTGTCGCTGTTGTGTTCTTAGGAAATGAATTACATATTGATATTTACAGTTATCTTGGCTGGCTACCGTTAAGCAAAGAAATGACAATTACCGAAGCACACGGAAAATTTGTTAAAACGGTAGATGGTGAATCGGCGTTTAATGTTTATCATCGTTATCTAAACATCAGCAATGATGTAAATTTTGACCTTGATGTTTTAGCCTTTCCATTTTTAGTTGAACGTGATGGCGAAACGTTAGCGCGTGTTCCCATTTCTGTTGAAGAAGATGGCTCGCTTCAATTTGTTGCAGATGTTCGTACTGGCGAAAAATTCAAAGTCGGTTATGGAAATCCCACAACGATTATTCACGATGCAAAAGAAATTCAAGCCATTATGCGTGCATTCATGCCTGATGCGATTTTTCTTTATACTTGTGGTTGTCGTCGTTTTTTAATGCAAGAAGAAGTTGAATTAGAAACCTTGCCATTCCAAGAAATTGCACCAACGGTGGGTTTTTATACTTACGGTGAATTCTTTAGGCGGAATAATAATTTACATTTACTCAATTCTGCGATGGTTGCCGTTGGAATGCGTGAGGGTCAACACGCTAGAAGAACAACCTATCCTAAAAAAGCATGGACAGATAATCAAATTACACAACAAGTAGACGACCCTTATGTAAATAAACACATTCGCGTTATCTCCCATTTGATGCACTTTATTAACGTCGTCACGTCTGAATTAGAGCAAGTGAATTCTGAATTAGAATTGCTGTCGATTACCGATAAATTAACGCAGATTTATAATCGGGTGAAATTAGACAGTGTGCTTAACCATGAAATCAATTATGCAAATCGTTATCAGACCGATTTTTCTGTTATTTTGATTGATATTGACCATTTTAAACAAGTCAATGACGCTCATGGTCATAATACAGGCGATGCCGTATTGATTTTTATGGCACAAATTTTAAAAGAAAATGTTCGTAATTCAGATATTCTTGGACGCTGGGGTGGTGAAGAATTCTTAATTATTTTGCCTCAAACAAATGTTCAACAGGCTTTTGAACTCGCTGAAAAAATTAGGACAACCGTTGAATCTGCTAAATTTCCTGTTGTGAATCATAAAACCATTAGCGTTGGTGTCACTCAGTATTGTAGTGATGATTCCGTGATTGAGTTGATTGAGCGTGCAGATAGAGGGCTTTACGATGCCAAAAATACGGGGCGGAATAAGGTGGTTTTGGTTACTGATAATTTAGATAAAACATAATTTTTTTACACTTCAAGAATTTTACTTTTTGACAAGCTAAACAAATATGCGCGATATTGCCGCCTCGAAATTAAAAAATGAGGCGTAAATATGGCAGTTTCACTTTCAAAAGGCGGTAATGTTTCGCTTCAAGACTTAATTGATAATTTATTTGTTGTTGGCGTTGGCTGGAAGGCTGAAACCGCACAAATTGATATTGATGTCAGCGCGTTTTTAGTTAATGAAAATGGAAAAATTAACAGTGACAATGATTTCATTTTTTACAATCAATTAGCCAGTCAATGCGGTTCGATTCAATTAAATTTAGAACCCGTCAACAATAACAAAGCCGCCTTTTTTGTCGATACATCCAAACTTCCTGCACACATTCATCGGGTAGTTTTCGTTTTAACTGCCGCCGATGTACATGGAAAACCTGCCAGTTTTAGCCAGTTAAAAGATGTCGTGATTCGATTGGTCGATAACGAAGAACGCATCCACTATCAATTAACCGATATTCAAAACGAATCGTCTGTGATTATGGGCGAGCTTTATCGTTACAAAGAAGTGTTTAAATTTCGCGCAGTTGGGCAAGGTTTCAATGACGGTTTAGGCGCATTGGCAACGCATTTCGGTGTCGATGTGTCAGGCGACAGTGTGCCAGAAAATGTGGCAGAAAATGACGACGATTCGCAAACCTCACTCAAGCGCAAACGCCGTTCACGCGGCATGGTACTTGCCGAATACGCGCAAGAATTACGCGACAAAATCATTGCCTTTTATCCGAAAATTGCCACCGCGATAGATTCAGCGGCAAATGAAAGCAACACCCGCATGATTTTAGATCGCTTTTTTATGGACGTGTTGGAGTTCGACATCAACGATGTGAAAGCCGAGCAGAACATTCAAGGGCGACGCGCGGATTATGTGTTGTCGGTGGATAGTCAAGATGTGATTGTGGTGGAAGTGAAAAAGGCTGGGATGGCGTTGCGTGATAAGCAGATTTTTCAAGCCACGTCTTACGGTGCATATTCGGGGATTCGCTGGGCGTTGTTGACCAATCTGGTGGAATGGCAACTTTATCGGATTTCGACGCATGAAAAAGTCGAGGCGGATTTAGTGTTTTCGCTCAAGTTAAGTCCGACGATTTCCTTGCAAGACGTTGAACGGTTGGCGTTGTTGTCACGTCCATTTTTGAATCATAAAAACGTCGAAATTGAACGCTTGTGGCGTGAAGGTAACGCGCTTAGTGTGGAAATCATTGGCGGCATTTTGCTGACCGATGATGTGGTGTCAAAAGTACGAAATATCATCAAACGCGATACCGATTGCAATGTCACCAATGAACAAGTGCGTGCGGTGGTTGAGCGGATGTTGAATTTGAATTGATGAAAAAGTAACTATGTGACACCTAGAATAAATGTGATAATTCCCCCATTGAGGATAAATTTTACAGGTTTTATTTTATGGTTGTACAACCACAATTAGATATTCAAGAACTCGAAGAATTACAGGATGATATTTACTCATTCCGTGATGAATTTCGAAAAATAACCTATTTTGAAAAAAAAGGTTTAAAAAACCAATTGGATGAATTACCTGTAAAGCTTCCTGAAATTGATTATTTGAGAATTTTAGGCAGAATTTTTTGTTTAGCTCGTGAGATTGAAAACATGAAAAGAACTCACATGGAAGCTATAAATAAATTTCCTGATAACGAACTTGCATACTATGATTATTTGGCTTCGTTATCAAATGCAACTTTATATTCAGAATCTATCGAATATGGTGAGAAGATACTTGAAAAGTATGGTAATCGTAATTTAGTTATAGATTCTATGGTAAGCAGTTTTTTATGCCTTGGACAAATAAAAAAAGCACATGAATACTTAAAAAAACTAGATAATGCTAGAAATCATAAGGCATATGACATTGTGTCAACAGCGTTTTCAATTTTGGAAAATGCAAAGTTAGATAGTGATGAACTTGAAAATTTATATAATTTATTTTTTAGCGTATTAAATAAAAAAGAGGATTTACGCACTATTGATGTGAGTATTATTGATAACTGTATTGTTTATCGGTTTTACGTTGAATTACCCATTGATGAAATTATTGAATTAAACTGGGAAGCGTCATGTGTTTTTGCAGAAAATCTTGATGATATGAGATGTAGCGTTGTGATGTTTGAATTTGAATCAACAAATGTTTTTAAAGAACGAAAAGAACTGATTGGAGCTAAATAATCATGACGGTATCATATCAACAATTTTTTGATTCAGCAGAAGCTTTAGTTTTAAAAAATCAAAAAGGCAAGGAAATTGATTTTAGAAATTCAATTAGCCGTGCTTATTACGCATTATTTTTGAAAGCGAGAGAAATTGCAGAAAAATTACCAAATCCACCTGAAAAATTAAAAAGCCATGAAAAAGTAATTAGACAGTTTGAACTACATCAAAAATTAAAACATTTTGCACCTGTAATAACACAACGAAAATTAAAGCGTTGCAACGCCGATTACGACACACATTTAACAATCAGTCATGCAGATGCAGAAAATCACTATAAATCCGTAAAATCATTGCTTGAAAAGTTAGATAAAGTAAAAATTTAACAAAAAGGCAGATTAAAAACCTGCCTTTTTTCATTCAAAAATTTTACTTTTTGACAACGCCCCGCCCACGCGAGATAGTTGCGCCTCGAATAATTATGAGATTTGAGATTTTATTTTTTCTGTTCAAGACCTATTTTTATTTCTTTCAAAACTCGTTCATTCATATCTTTAAAAAAATCGACTTGCTGTAGAACATATTCTTTTTGTGATGGTGCTAAACATTGCAAAATATCAGCCCCTTCATTAAAACTAGCCTCCAATCTCCGTACAATTTCGGCATTTATTGACTGCTTATTTTCTTTAGCGGCGTTTTTTATTTTTTCTTTTAGTTCTGTTGGAAGGCGCAAACCAACTGGGTTTGTGTCCCTTATATTTTCATTATCTAATTTCATTTTTTGTTCCATTTCAAAAAAATTTGTTTTTGATAATAACACGATGTTATCATTTTTTCACGGCAACATCGTGTTGCTGTATTAACAAAAGGAGGCAAAAATGTCATTAGTGAAAGATATAAACCCAATTGGGTTTCGATTCCAACCAGGGCTAAAAGAATGGTTGAAATCGGAGGCAAAGAAAAATTGCCGAACAATGAACACTGAAATGGTGTTTATTCTTGAAAACGAAAAAGCCCGTCGTGCTGGAACACAACAGGCTTTGAATGAATCTTCCACCAACGCAAATTAAGAGGAAACTCACATGAATAGTAACACATTAGCTTTAACGTTCCAAAACACGCAATTCGATGTTATCGACCGTAATGGTCAACCTTGGTTAAGGGGCTTGCAAATTGCAAGTGCCTTAGGATACAAAAATCCATCTGCTGATATAGCAAATTTGTACGATAGAAACGAAGATGAATTTAATGACTCAATGACAGCGTTAATCGACCTTCCAGACCTGAACTTGCAAAATGCAAGTGCAGGTCAAATGCGTAAAGTTCGTGTTTTCAGCCTTCGCGGTTGCCATCTTCTTGGAATGTTGGCAAAAACAAAAATAGCCAAAGAATTCAGAAAATGGGTGCTGGATATTTTGGACAAAGAAGTGGGTCAACCAAAACCCTACGCCTTGCGTGACCTTCCCACACAAAACCTCCTCCCGAATGCGTTGTCAGAAATCCTGTCAGCGAATCTCACGCCTGTTAAAAAGATGGTCATGCTAACCATCATGAACAAAGCCGACAAAAACGGACAATTTCAAATGGGTATTTTGGATTTAGCGCATCTTTGCGGCATTGCGAAAAGCACGATTGTTGAAACCGTTAGCAGTTTGGAAAGTTTGGGATTTTTAACCATCACACGAACTCGTCACAGAACTGGCGGTAGTTTGCCCAACACTTATACGATTCCTGAGCGGTTTCGATTCAGTACAGGTGGCGCGATAGAGGTGAAACAACATGACTGGATTAATCAGCCTGTTGAATCAACACCACAACCCGCGTTTTCAATTCCTAACAATATGGTCATGATTAGCGCAGAGCGTTATCGTGAAATGGAGCAATCATCATTAGAACTTCAATTTGCTGATTTAAAACACATTGTCGAGCAAAGCGGAGGTTTAGTTTTAATGAAATGCGAAGTCGATAGAATGAAAGGCGTTTTAAAAGCCTAACTCACAACCGTGAGGAAGGCTCATGAACGGAATTGAACCGCCTGAGCTTGACGATGATTTTATTGTCGAGAATGATAAGAAATTGGACAAGCTGTTGAAAGATTACAGCACGATGCCAATTCCTGAACTCGACGAGTATGTGAACGTTCAGCTACCACAGGTCGATTAAGCACACAGCCTCGATGACGAAAGTTGTCGGGGCTTTTTTGTGTCTATCAAAAACTGCAAATTCGCCCATTTTATTAAATCGTGCGATTAGAAAATCCCCGTTTTATTCCTTAACGTATCGACGACTTTAACTTTTTAGACGATACGCTAATGCCAGCAAAAGACCCTACAACTTACTCGTTACTCACCTACTGTTGGGTTTTTGGCGTTTCTTCACTTGGAGGCGTTGTGAGTTACATCAACAAAATCAAGCAAGGAAAAACAAAATCATTTTGTTTTTGGGCATTAATTGGTGAGGCAATTACAAGTATTTTTGTCGGTGTCACGACATTTTTTATTTGCGAATCCGCAGGTATTGAGCAAATCACATCAGCCGCGTTAATTGGTTTGAGTAGCCACATGGGAAGTCGTGCGATTTATTTAGCGCAGCATTTTATGGCTAAAAAAATCGGCGTTAGTGAAGAATTAGAATCATTTGAAGGTGAAAAAAATGACTAAAAATATGAGAGCTTTTTTAGACACTATTGCCAAAAGTGAAGGTACTTTCGGTCACGGTGATGATGGTTATGATGTTCTTGTTGGTGGAAAATTTTTTGACGGCTACGCAGATCACCCGAGAATCTTGGTCGATTTACCAAAACTAAAAATTAAATCAACAGCTGCTGGTCGTTATCAAATTCTTGCACGCAACTTTGATTTTTATAAAAAACAATTAGGTTTAAAAGATTTCGACAAAGCCGCACAAGATGCGATTGCTATTCAACTTATCAAAGAATGCGGTGCGTTGAAAGATATTGAAGCGGGTCGGATTGAATCTGCGATTAAAAAATGTGCTTCACGTTGGGCGAGTTTTCCAGGTGCAAATTATGGACAGCGCGAAAATAAAATGGCGAATCTTGTTTTATCGTTTGAGCGTTCAGGCGGAATTTTAGCGTAATGAATAAATTCAATGCCGCCATTCAGCATGTTGCCATCGACACGGTTATTCCTTACGCGAATAACACTAAAAAGCACCCAGCCGAACAAATTGACAAACTCGCCAGTATGATTGCCGAGTACGGTCACGACGTACCGATTGTGGTTGATGCTGACAACGTAGTCATCAAAGGTCACGGGCGTTTGCTCGCTTGTAAAAAACTCGGCATGACTACCATTCCCGTGATTGTTCGCGCTGATTTAACCCCAGCTCAAGCGAAAGCGGCTCGCATTGCAGATAACAAAGTGAGCGAATCCGAATGGGACATGGATTTACTGCGCCTTGAACTCACAGAACTCGATGAACTCGGTTTTGATTTGGATTTAACGGGCTTTGAAGATTTCGATTTTAGTGAATTTGATGACACCAATGTCACCACGCTTGATGACGATGCCGACCTTGACGATGTACCAGAACCGCCTGCTGATCCGATTACCAAACTCGGCGACGTTTGGCTGTGCGGCAAACACCGCTTGATGTGTGGCGACAGCACCAGTATTGATGGTGTGGACGCACTAATGAACGGCGACAAAGCCGACATGATATTTACCGATCCACCGTACAACGTCAAAATTTCAGGACTTGGCAGTGCGGCATCGGAAAACAGCATCGGCAGAATTCATGGCGAATTCAAAATGGCATCGGGTGAAATGAGCAAAGACGAGTTCACTGATTTTTTACGCGCGGTGTTCACTTGCCTGATTGCCGCCTCAAAAGATGGTTCGATTCATTACGTTTGTATGGACTGGCGACATATTCAAGAACTCACCACCGCTGGCGAAATTTACACCGAACTCAAAAATCTGTGTGTTTGGAATAAAAATAACGGTGGCATGGGGACGTTTTATCGCAATAAACACGAATTGATTTTTGTTTATAAAAACGGCACAGAAAAACACACCAACAATTTCCAACTTGGCGAAACTGGACGCTACCGAACAAACGTCTGGGATTATCCGATGGTAACCAGTTTTTCAAATGGTGAACGTGGCAACGAGAAACTCCACCCTACCGTGAAACCCACGCAACTTGTAGTTGATGCGATTTTAGACTGTTCCAACGACGGCGAGATTATTTTAGATTTATTCGGCGGTTCTGGCACAACGATGATTGCTTGCGAGAAAACCAATCGGGTTGCCCGTTTGATGGAACTCGACGAGAAGTATTGCGACGTGATTGTGCGTCGTTGGCAAGAAATCACGGGGAAAGAAGCCGTCTTGGAAGGTAATGGCAAATCATTTAATGAATTGAGAAATGGCTAGAGCAACACCTGAATTATGGGCAAAAGCAAAGGCACTTTTTGAAACTGGAAGAAGTCTTAGCGAGATAAACGCCGAAACTGAAATCGACCGCGCTTTAATCAGCAGAAAAGCAAAAGCAGAAGGTTGGAAAAAAGGCATTTATCAACAGCTAATTCAGGACGGTGTGCGGGTTGCGGGCGAAATATCAACACTAGAGTCAACAGTTCAACAGGTTGTTGTCAAAGACATTGATGAACTAACCAAAGCCCGTGAGTTTTTCTCAAAGGCGGGTTTGAAAGTAGCGAGTATGGCAGTCAAATCACTGGGAGAAAAACCTAAACCCAGCGATTGCAAAACTGTTGCGGACGCACTGGTTTCAACCATGAAAGTTGCAGGCGTTGTGCCTTATTACCCTGTTGGCACAACGATAAATAACACTAACGCTCAACAAAATAACAACGATGATGATTTTAGAGATGAGCTAATTAGGCAAATTTTTAATAACGATGAATAAAGAAAATCGTCTTAAAACTTGTCGTGATTTTTTAGCGTTCACGCGCTACGTTAGTGAGCGTGGTGGTCGTAAGTTTTTTGTGAATTGGCATCACCGCGTGATTACTGACACATTGATGAAAGTCGTGCGTGGCGAAATTAAACGGCTGATTATCAATATCCCGCCACGCTACTCAAAGTCGGAACTAACGGTCGTTAACTTTATTCCTTGGTGCTTGGGTTTATATCCAGACAGTGAGTTTATTTATATTTCTTACTCGAAACGAGTTGCCGCAAAGCACGCTTATTTAGCTCGTGCAGTTGTAAAAAGTGAAGGCTATCGTGAATTATTTGGCGATGTATCGTTAATGGAAGATTCAAAGGCAAAAGATGAGTGGCGAACAAAGCAAGGCGGTATCGTGTACGCTTCGGGTTCAGACGGCACAATCACGGGTTACGGTGCGGGTAAAATGCGTGAAGGATTTGGCGGGTGCATTATTTTTGACGATCCGCTCAAGGCAGGTGAAGCCGAAAGTCCAATTCAGCGTGAAAACGTCCTTGAGTTTTACCAATCAACGGTAGAGAGTCGCTGTAATACGCCGCACACGCCCATCATCGTTATCATGCAACGCTTACATCATAACGACTTGAGCGGTTTTTTGTTAAACGGTGGCAGCGGTGACGAATGGCATCACCTAAAAATTCCCGCGATTAACGAAGATGGCGAAGAACTATGGACGTTCAAACATTCCATTGATGATTTGCTCACTTAATGGATTTTCTGGTGAGCCACCCACCTTTGTTATGGAAGATAATACAGGGCTTGAGATTGACCGTGCGGGGCGTGATTCTCAATTGGTTCAAGCGGGTATTTTAAAACTCACACCTGAATATCTGTTGCGCGTCTATGATTACGAAGAAGGCGATTTTGAAATTCCAACTGAAATCAGTCAGTCACAAAATGTGACCAACTCAAAACCTGCTAATTTTTCAGTTTCAAACGCTCCGCCTAAATTCACACCCGCGCAACAAGTCATCGAAAATTTAGTTGATGCAAGCGTTGAAAAAATCCCCGAACCGTTATCGAGTGACGATATTCGGAACGCCGTTTTTAGCTCGAATTCGATGCAGCAATTAGAAGAAAATTTAGCGTTATTACTCGACAAACAAGACCCGCGTTTTGCTGATTTACTCACGCAAACGGCATTGTCGGCGCAATTGTTAGGCTTTGTGAATTCTAAAGAATCGGTCGTGTAAATTATGGCGGACGTATTTGAAATCAAATTTAATACGCCATTTGAGAAAGCGCGTGAAGCAGCAAAACGTCGCGGTGTGGTACTTCCTAGTGAATACTACGGCAAATTACCAAAAGAGATGCGCTCATTGACCAACACAATTTCCTACATTCAAAGCGTTGAGCAAATTCAAACGATTTTAGATGATTTGAAAGTGGCAATTGATAACGGGAACTCGTTTGAAAAATGGCGTAAAAACTTCAATCCTGAGCAATTTGGCATTACTAAAGCTCATGCCGAAACTGTTTATCGAAATGCCTTGCAAACCCAATACAGCGTTGGACGTTGGGAGCAAGCGCAAATGGCTAAAAAAACCCATCCGTATTTACGTTACGTCACCATTAACGACGGCAGAACATCGCAATGTTGCAGGGCGTTGAGTGGCATTATTCGCAAAATTGACGACCCGTTTTGGTCAAGTCATACCCCGCCAAATCATCACCGTTGTCGCTCAATCGTTGTGAGTTTGACAGAAAAAGAAGCGCAAAAACGTAGCCCTGCAATGGTCGGATTAAATCAGCCAGAATCCCCCGAAATGCAACCACAAAAAGGTTGGGACTACAATCCTGCGTTAAGTCATCAAGCGCAAATGAGCAGCCTGCTTGAAAAGAAAATTTCAGCTATGCCAAATGCGAGTAACTGGTTTAAAAATACCGTGCGTGAACAGGCGACGAAGAAATTAGAGGGTTTATTGGGCGTGGTAGAATCGCCAACATTTGAACAGCAAATGATTGAAAAAGCGATGATGCTAGAAACACTCAGTTATGAAACAGCTTTAAAGCAGGTAAAGCAAGACCTAGAAAGCGCAGCGTTTGTGGAGTTTTTCAACGGTGAATTTAAAGGAAATTATCCCGTTGGTGTTTTGAGTGAAAGTGACCAAGAGTTGCTCAATGCCAAAACAAAAACCGTTTTACTTTCGCGTGAATCGCTTGATGAACACAAAGAAAAACACCCAGAAATTGGCTTAGAAGATTACAAAAAAATCGTTGATATAGTGAAAAGCGGTGAAATCTATAACTCGAAAAAGAAACGCTTTGTTTTGCTTCATGTGGATGGTTACACCTATCGCGCTGCAATGAAAGTTACTTTAGACGGCATGGAAAATTTCTTTTTGAGTTTGATAAAACTGCAAGATGAAAAAGCGGATAAAGAGATAAGAAAGAAATTTGAGCGAATTAGATAAACAGCACGCCGTGAGAGAACCACTCTCACTAGAACTCATCATCCATTGCTGGAAGGTTACGGGAGGCTACCGTATCGACGTGCTAGGCTAAATATAAAACTAACCAACATAAAACGCAAATGATTAAACTACACAACACTGATAACGCGCTCGATAAACTTCTTTCAATCCTAATTGATTGGATGACGCTATTCATGATGTTTTATTTTTCAAACAAAATATGGGGATTTGACGGCATGATGTTTGTGCTAAGTTGCATTTGGTTTAGCAGTATTCAGGTTCGGAGAATTAAACAATGACCACCACCATTCAAATCAATTCCACGCAGGTTGAACGCGCTTTAGCTGAACTTGCAAGCAGAACCGTACATTTACAACCTGCTTTTAATGCAATCGGCGTTGAAATTCACAGGCGTGTTGTTGATTGTTTTGAGCATGAACAAAGCCCTGACGGTATCAATTGGGCGGCTTTATCACCCGCAACACTTAAAAAGCGGACGAGCAGCAACGCTAACATTTTGCGGGACACAGGGGCAATGTACGAAACACTCGGTCACAATGCTACAGACAGTTATGCCGAAGTTTCAATTGGAACAATTGGGCAGGACTACGCAAAATTTCACCAATTTGGGACGGAACATATTCCCGCCCGTCCATTTTTTCCATCCGAAAACTTGCCGCAAGAATGGGAAAGTGACGTGATGAATGTTCTCAATAACTTCCTCGCTGTTTGACAACGCCTCGCTGTTTTGAAATAAGGCGGGATTTTTATTGTTGAAATTTCGCCTAAATTACTAAATCACGCGATTAGAAAAAGCCTTATTACATAGGCAATCTATCGCGCATGAAAACACAAAATCAAATTATTCATTTTTTAGCTGATTTTCAGCTTTCAAAACCTACCACTACAGGCGAGCGCACTTTTTCAGGTGTTGCTTATGCGGGTGGCGTAATCACAGACCACTCGTGGTACAGCGCGGTGGCGTTTGATTTGGTCACAACTAGTGCAGAAACGCCTTTGCCTTTGCTTTTCAATCACCACGGCTCACCTATTGGTGTTATCGAAATGGTGTCAATCGGCACACAAATCGAAATCGCAGGACGTTTATTTGCCGACATTGACGATGTTGCCAAAGACATCGCAGTCAAAGCTGATCGTGGAATCAAATGGCAATTATCAGTTGGCATTTTTTCAGGAGCAACTGAACGCCTGAATGGTACACAAGCCCACAGCATCAATGGTCAGTCCTTTAATGGCGAAATCACCCTTTTAAAACAAAATCGAATAAGAGAAGTGTCGTTTGTCACGCTTGGGGCTGACGACAAAACTTCCGCCACTGTTTTTAACGCTCAACCCACTAAACCACAGGAATCATCAAGTATGACACCCGAAGAAACAGAAAAACTACAGAAAGAACTGGAAAAAACAAAAGCTGAAAACGCGCAATTCAAAGCTGATTTAGACAGCGCAAAAAAATCAGCACGTGAAACTGAAATCAAATCGTTGTTCTCCGCATTAGGTCGGGAATACAGCGAAGAAAAAGCCAAGCCTTATTTTGAATTTTCTGCCGACCAATTCAAGGTTGTATCAGCGGATTTAATGGCACAAAAAGGCGAACAAAAACCCAATTTACCTGAACATTTATTCAGCGCACAAGCCAATGATGGTGAAACTAAACCAACAGAGCCGCAATTGAATTTTTCGGCAATTTACGACGCTCGCAAGCCACAAGGTAAAAAATAATGGCTACAAAATTAGAAACATTTCATGACGGAGAATTCATTCTTGACCAAGAAGAAAGCTTAAGCCTTGAAAAAGTAACGCTTATCAGTGGTCAAAACCTATTGTCAGGCACAGTTTTGGGAAAAATCACTGCATCTGGAAAATATACCAGACATAACACTGGTGCGGCGGATGGTTCGCAAACAGCGGCGGCAATTTTACGCTCTGACTGTGACGCATCAACAGCAGATACAGCGTGCGTTATCGTGGCGCGGTTAGCCGAAGTCGCTGATGCACGCTTGATTTATATGACGGGAATTACAGCACC